TCACGCTCGACTACGACACGTTCGTCTCCCGGCAGGACATCGAGCAGCTGTTCGCTATGGCTCTGGCGTTCCAGTGTGACGCACTCGCGCCGCTGCAGGTGAAACGGGAAGACGGGCGGCCGATGCTCACGCTCTTGGGCACGCTCGACAATCCGCCCGAGGGCGGTGCCAGCACCCTGCCGGCCACATGGTTTGCCGAGCCTGTGCAGCAAGTGGACTCCGCCCACTTCGGATGCACGATCATTTCGACAGCGGCGCTCAAGCGAATGAAGAAGCCATGGTTCTGGGAAGAGCCAGACCCACAGGGCAGCTACGGCGATGGCCGCGTGGACTCGGACATAGGCTTCTGGCGCACGTGGCGAGACTCTGGCAACAAGGTTTTCGTAACGCCGCGAGTGTCAATCGGGCACGGAGAGTACGTCGTGACCTGGCCGGGCCGGGATCTCGGCAAGCCTGTTTTCCAATACACGGGCGACTGGATGAAAGCGAACAAGGCACCCGAAACTGCATGGAGCGTAGGACAATCGTGAAACTGAAGTTTGTACGGTCGTGGCGTTCCTATTGCTCCGGCCAGACGGTCGACATACCCGGCGGCCTGGCCGCTGAACTGATCGCCCGAAAAGTTGCAGTCGAGGACAAGCAACAGCAGTTGATTGAAACCGCTGCTGTCGAAACGCCAGTTAAGACGGCCGACGCCACGCCACGCAGGAAACGCACGCGATGACGTACCGCAGCCTCACCAGATCGTCTCAGCCTGTCGTTGAGCCCGTGACCATCACGGATGCCAAGGCCCACCTGCGCGTCGACACCGACGCCGACAACACCTACATCATGGGTCTGGTGGCAGCAGCTCGAGCATGGGTCGAGGAGTGTCTGGACCGCTCGCTGGTGCACACGCAGTGGACCATGCGGATGGACGGATTCCCGCCCAACGGCATGGACAACATTGAGTTGCCACGACCGCCGATGGCCACGGCCGATGCCGTCACTTCGGTGGCGATCACCTACACGACCGAGAGCGGTGCCGTGGTGGTGTTCCCGTCCAACGAGTACCGGGTCGATCGGCACTCGACGCCGGGCGGCATCAGCCCGCTCTTCGACCAGGCGTGGCCTGTGCATCGCCGAGACGAGAACGCTGTGGTGATCACGTGGTGGGGCGGGTACGGCGAGGACGGCCGCAGCGTACCCACGCAGATCCGTCACGCCATGCTGATGCTCGTGGCTCACTGGTACGACCGGCGCGAGTCTGTCGTGACCGGCACTGTGTCCAAGGAAATCGAGTTTGGTGTGAAGTCGCTGCTCGACTCATGTCGCTGGGGAACGTACCGATGAGCTCCACGTACACACAACTTCCCGGCCAGCTTGGCCTCTCGCTTCGCCGTGGCGACGAGCTTGGCACGACCATCGACTTCTCGCCTACGACGATGACCGGCTACACGGTGTCGGCCGTCATCACGTCGCTCGTTACTGGCAGCACGGTGGCGGCGTTCCAGACCACGCTGACCAACGCAGCGGCCGGTATCGTCAACATTGCCCTGACGGAGCAGCAGACAGCCGCCCTGCCGGTCGGCACGTACGGCTGGCGTCTTGAGTGGGATGCACCCGGCAGCGTGCGGCGTACGGCGTTGCAGGGCCTCGTGGAGGTAGTCGGGTGACGACCACCGCAACCGTCAACAGCAGCCCGATCACAGCCACCGTCTCCGGTGCGTCTGTGTCGGCAACCGTCACGAGCTCAAGCACGTCGGCGAGCGCGTCCGGCGGCGTCGGGCCTGCCGGAGCAGCAGGCGCGGCCGGTGCGGCCGGAGCCACTGGACCACAAGGCCCAGCGGGAGCCACGGGAGCGAAAGGCGACACGGGATCCCAGGGGCCAGCAGGCCAGACAGGCCCACAGGGGCCGCAAGGCGCGACGGGCGCCACGGGACCGCAGGGAGAGACAGGACCGCAAGGGCCGACCGGCACGCAGGGCGCGACAGGTGCTCAGGGTCCGCAGGGTGCGCAAGGCGACACGGGCGCAACTGGTCCGCAGGGACCGGCAGGCGCCACTGGAGCGAAGGGAGACACAGGGCTGACCGGTCCGCAGGGGCCAGCCGGGCCAACGGGTGCCACAGGCCCACAAGGCGACACCGGACTAACAGGAGCCACTGGCCTCACCGGGGCGACAGGCCCGGCCGGTGCAACTGGGCCGCAAGGCCCACAGGGCGACACAGGCGCTCAGGGGCCGCAAGGCACAACCGGTCCGCAGGGTGCAACCGGGCCAGCTGGAACGACCTCGTGGGATGGACTCACGGACAGGCCGACCACGTTCACGCCCACCAGCCACGCCAGCAGTCACGCCGCAGCAGGGACCGATCCGCTGACACTCTCTGCGAGTCAGGTGAGCGGGCTGGCGACTGTGGCGACGAGCGGATCGGCGGCAGATCTGAGTGCGGGCACGCTCGCGGATGCGAGGCTGAGCAGCAACGTGGTGACGGCCGCAGCTCTTCACGCCCGGCTTTCCATGCCGACGGCCGCCGTCGAGACGTTCCCGCGAATGGCCATTTCGTTTCTTGCAATAACCAGCGGGAGCACGATCTATTCGTTTTTCACTCCACTGACGACGGTCACGGTTTCACAGGTCACAGTGTTGTCCGGCGGCACGGCGGCGTCGGGTTTGACGCTCGCCCGCATCGGGCTGTTCACCTACGACGAGTCAACGGGCACGGCGACTCTGGTGGCACGGATCGCGAGCGACACCACGCTGTTCACGGCAACCCGCACGGCATACACAAGAACATTCGATACCGCCGGGTCGTTCCCAAGCTCTTACCAGCTTGTTGCTGGGACTCGCTACGGCGTGGCTGTGCTGTGCGTCGGTACCACTATGCCGACGATTGAGGGCAACTCGGGCCTCGCGGAAATGTCTGCGCTAACGCCGAGGCTCTCAGCGTTACGCACCTCCCAGTCTGACCTGTCCACTGGCACGGCGACGAACGCTCAGTCGCAGGTCATATACGCGAGGTTCTCATGATCACTACCTATCTCGGCATCCTTGACGGCCTGCGTGTCTGGGAAGTTCGTGACGAGGCGGGCAACGTCATCGGCATCAACCAGAAGGCCGTGGAGCCTGAGTCGCCAGCCGTGCCGGCAAGCGTCTCCGCTCGCCAGATACGCCTGTGGCTGGTCGCTCACGGCGTGTCGCTCGCTGCAGTCGAGGCAGCCATCGACGCAATTCCTGACGCTCTTCAGCGGGACAGCGTCAGGGTCGAGTGGGCATACGCGCCATACGTCGAGCGATCGCACCCGTTCCTAATTCCGCTCGCTGCGGCTCTCGGGCTGACGGAAGAACAAGTCGACCAGGCGTTCGTCGAAGCCAGCCAGCTATGAGGGCCACATGATCCGACCAGGTGACTTACGCGAGCGGGTGACTGTGCAGGTGGCCAGCGGTAGCACTAACGCGCTCGGCGAGACCGTGCTGGCGTGGTCGGACTCCTCGGCTGTGTGGGCCAGCGTCGAGGGCGTGTCGGCCCGCGAGGCCCTGTCGGCAGGCCAGCAGGAAACCACCGTGACGCACAGGCTACGGCTGCGGTATCTACCTGGTCTCACTAGCCAAATGCGGTTCGCGTGGCGCGGCCGCACGCTGGAGATTGCCAGCCTGCTCGAGCACGGGCACCGCACCGAACACGAGGCCATTTGCATGGAGCGTCGCAATGGCTGAACAAGTCGGCATCAGGATCACGACGAACATCCCAGGGCTGGAAAGCATCCGCAACGCGTTCGAGGCTTTGCCAAAGAACCTCGCCGCGAAGCACATGGCCGCCGGTCTGAGGCGTGCCGCAGAAAAGGGCGGCACGCTGCAGGCCCTGAAGTCAGCCACGCCGAGAGGCCCTACCGGGAACCTCCGGCGGTCGATCGCCGTGAAGAGTAAGCGGTACCCGCGAACCGGTGTTGGTATCGCCATCCTCGGGTTCAAGTCTGGCCGGAAGATGAACGAGCCGTACGACAACACAAAGCTGGGCTACCACCAGGGCCTCGTCGAGTTCGGCACCAAAGAGCGATTCCGCCGCACGAAGGACGGCCGCAGGGTGTCGACCGGGAAGATGCCGGTCGGCGGCTCGTACGGCCGGCCTCCAATCCGATCGGCATGGGAGCAGACCCGCGAGCGTGTTGAGTCGCTGATGGTCGAGGAAATGACCAACGCTTTCGACAAGGCCGCGCGCGAGCTGGCCGACAAAATCAAGTCACTCCAAGGGCCGTTCTGATGGCTTTGAAATCTCCCGAGGCGGTTCTGAGAAACGCCCTCATTTCGGACACCGACGTTCAGGCGTTGGTAAACGGCCGGATCTACCCGCTGCGGTACGTCGGGCCGTCACCGATCCAGTTTCCGATCGTCATCTGGCGGCGCGCCCGCGTCCTGCGTGAAATGGCGATGAGCGGGCCTGTGGGCCTTCCGAAGGTCTCGGTCGAACTCTACGTCTACGGCGTGACCTACGAGGCGGCACGGGATCTTGCGGACAAGTGCCGCCGCGTTCTGGATGGGTTCGCTGGCAGTCTCGACAATACGGAGGTGCGGCAGTCGCTTCTGATGGACGAGGCCGACGACCTAGTGGAAATCGACGGCGCGGAAAACTCGCTCTATCTCGTTCGACAAACCTACGACCTCTTTTGGCTGGAGAACTAATTCATGGCAAGCCACGCTCAGGGCACGACGCTTTCTTTTGCTGGCGCAAACTACACGGTGACGAGCGTTACCTACTCGATGACCGACGTGTCGGCAGGCGACACCATCGACGTTTCGCACCTTGGGCAATCGGCTGGCAGCAACGTGCTCACAATGGATCGACCGCTGAAGGGCAGCGCCACCGACACGGGCCGCGAGGTAAGCATCGAGTACATCGGCACCGCGCCGATCACTGACGGTGCCACCGGCACCCTGGCCATTACTGGCGGCCTGACGCTTTCGGCGGCCGCGACCGTCAGTTCGTCGAGCGTCACGCTGACGGTCAACGACGCCACGCGTGGCCAGGCAACGTTCCGGGTCGCGCGAGTCTAGTCACGGAGGTTTCCGTGGCGACGTACTCGCAAGGCTGTGCGGTTTCGTTTGCCGGTGCTTCGCTGACTGAGCTGACCAGCGTGCAGTTGGAGCTTGGCGGCGGCATGCCCGTCAGTCGCAGCGGCGGCTATGCACCCAGCGGCGGCAGCGTGAGCGTCGAGGGTCTCGCTCCGGGTTCTTTTAATTGGGGCCAGTACGGCACGCTCAGCATCAGCGGCGGCGGCGTGAGCTTGACATACAACGCAGTATGCACAGGCAAGGGAGCCACTGCGGCTGCCAACGATGTGACGCGTTACACGTTCACGTTCGACCTGATTGGATGAACTATGGCACTAACAAGAGAACAGATTCTGGCAGCCGACGACCTAGGCCTTCTCGAGGTCAATGTCCCTGGGTGGAGCGGCAGCTTGTTTATTCGCGTGATGACATGCGGCGAGCGAGACAGCTACGAGAACGACTGGGTCGTTAACAAGGGTAAGGGCGTTGAAAACTTCCGCGCGAAGTTTTTGGCACGCTGCCTGACTGACGCCAAGGGCCAGCGGTTGTTCGCTGACGCGGACGTTCCGCTGCTGGCCGGCAAGTCGGCTGCCGTGTTGAACGCACTGTTTGCAAAGGCGATGGCGCACAACGCTCTGAGCGACAAGGACGTGGAGGAACTCGCAAAAAACTAGCAGTCCGCCCGACGCGTGTTTTCCTGTTTCGTCTGGCGGCACATCTCGGAATGACGGTCAAGCGGTTGTGTCAGGAAATGGACAGCCGGGAGTTTGCCGAGTGGATTGCGATCCACCGGCACTTCCACCCACTCCCTGACACGTGGCGGCAGACGGGCCTGGTGGCCAGTGCGACGCTCGCGCCGTACTGCCCACGCGGCAGGACACCGAAGGTCGAAGACTTTGTTCCGATAGTAAAAGGCCCGCAGCACGAACTGCAGATTCAAGAAGCGTTGGAACAGCTGGCACGAGACTTGGCGGGTGAATAATGTCGACGGTAATCGGACTCGGCGTGCAGTTCTCGGCCAATGCCAACGGCATGACCAAGGGACTGTCGCAGGTCGACAGGCAGCTGCAGAACCTCGGCAAGCAAGCGGCGGCGGCGGCGTCGCTCTTTGATTCGTTCACATCCTCAAGCGGCGCGGCCGGTGCGGCCCAGCAGCAAGTCGCCACGGACATTGCCTTTCTCGGCAGTGCACTGAAGACCGGGCAGATCTCGGCCCAAGAGTACGCCGCTGAACTGCAGGCCGTTGTCGGCGGTGCCCAGACGGCGGCCGCTGCGTTTGCGGAAGGTGCGAGGATCACCGACCAGGTTGCCACGGCCGAGGAGCGCCGGACGGCTGAGCTTGAGCGGCTCGGGCAGCTGCTCGCGCAAGGAGCGATCAGCGAGGAGACCTACTCGCGTGCCGCGGCAGAGGCCAGCGGTGCCAACGAAGAGGCTGCCAAGGCCGAGACCGAGCGAGCCAAGGCGTTGTCGAGGGCGGCTCAGATCACGCAGGCCAACCTAAGCCCTCAGCAGAAGTACGACGCCGAGGTCCAAGAGCTTAGCGCCCACCTAGCCGCCGGTCGCATCTCGCAGGAGACATACAACGCGGCCCTTGCCAAGGCTGCGACAAGCTTTGACAAGGCCACCAGGTCTGCCTCTGCATTCGATGCCGCCTCCGCTTCCGGCGGTGGCGGTAGCACCATGCAGTTCAACGAGTTGAGCGGTGTGCTGTCTGCACTGCCTGGGCCGATCGGCAATGTGGCTGGTCGGCTGTCCGGTCTATCGTCAGCTGGCCAGGGCCTCGGTAAGGTGTTCGGCGGCGGTGCTGGGCTTTCGGGTGGCCTTGCCAACATTGGCTCTTCTGTAGCTGGGCTAGTCAATCCTTTCAGCCTCGGCCTCGCTGCGGTCACTGCGTTTGCCGCTGGTGCCAGCGCGGTGGCCAGCGGGCTGCTCGACCTCGAGGACCGCGTCGAGAAGCTCGGCAACACGGCCGACAAGCTGGGCGTGTCGTTCGAGTTTATTCAACTTCTGGAGGAAGCGGGCAACCGCTCTGGCGTTTCGATCGAATCTGTCAGCAGCGCCTTTGGCAAGCTGCAGAAGACGCTCGCGGGTGCAGACGAGGAAAGCAAGGCCGCGACGGCGGCTCTCGACAAGCTTGGCATTTCGTTCACAGACCTGGAGAACCTCAGCCCAGAGGAGCAGATCCGCCTGATTGGCGAGCAACTCCAAGGCATCGACGATCCAGCGAAACGCACTGCCGCTGCCATGCAGATCTTTGGCAAGAGCGGCGCGGACTTACTGCCGTTCTTCGCCAACCTCGGCCCGGCGGCAGAAGACATCGAGCGGCTCGGCGGCGCTATGTCTGACATCGACCGAGGCCGCATTGATGATTTCGGTGCAGGCATCGACGCACTGGGCGTTGCCAGTTCCCGGCTCGGCGAGCTACTCCTATTGCCGTTCGCGGGCCTGGGCGAAGGCATCGCGCAAGGCTCGGCCGAGTTCTTGGGCGGCATCAACGCGATCGTAGGGCCGATTGGCGACGTGCTGGAACCAATTCTCTCGGGCCTCGGCACAGCCATTGAGATTGTTGGAGTCATACTAGGTGGCATTGGGCGGTCTCTCGGTGCCTTGCTGGCTCCGCTTGGTGACTTGTCGCAGGCATGGGGCGGCCTAGCAGACGCGTTCAATGAAGAACTCGTGGACATTGTCCGCTATTTCGTGGACGCACAGGTGGCCTCCTACGAGTGGCTGGCATCCTTTAGCCCGCTGAACGCCATCACCGACAACATCGGGGCGATTGGCGAAACCATGTCCCGCATTGCCAAGATCATCACTACGGCTCTCGCGCAGATTGGCGAGTATGTCGGCCGGACGTTGGCGGCGTTTAACAAGCTCTTTGGGCTTAACGTTTCTATTGAGTCAATCGGGGCCTTAATCTCATCCGTGTTCGGAGGCGTATCCTCCACCTTTGCGACGATCGCCAACGCCATCGGCGGCACAGTCGGCCGCTTGCTCACGATTGCCGAAGACTTTCTGGGCATCACGGCTGAGGTCCAGCAGCCGATTTCACCAGAGCTAGACATTTCCGGCCCGACGTTGGCAGCCACGCAGTTCGCCAAGGAGATCGACGCGGCCACTACCGCAGCGGCAGAGTTTGGTGCCGCTGGATTCGATGCGGCACTGGCCTACCAAAACTCGCTCGAGCAGATCGCTCAGCTGCAGGCGGACGGCACGCTGACCGCTGACGAAGCCAGGAAAATGGCAGAGCGGGAGAAGACCGCGTTTGAGGCCAAGATTGAAACGCTGGATAAAGAAGCAGATGCCCAAGCCAAAGCTGCCGAGGCGGCACAGAAGGCCGCCGACGAAAAGATCGCAGCGGCCGAGCGTGCCGCAGCTGCTGCCGTCGAGGCCGACCGCAAGCTGGCCGACGCGTTCATCTCTGCCCAAGGTCTCGGCGGCGATGGTGCGACGGCGGCAGACACGCTCCTGGCTATCACTCGGCAGGTCGAGGAGACCGAGGCGGCCATCGCCGAGGCTCGCGCCGCTGGTGATGCAGCCGCCGAGCAGGCAGCTACGCGGCGTCTCGCCGTTCTCGACCAGGCCCAGGCGGCGGCCGAAGAGACGGCACGGTTTGGGTTCTCGACTCAGGACGCCGAGCGTGCGATAGCGTCGGTGCGAGACAAGCTGGACAAGACGTTTTCGGATGCCAGCGTTGAGATTGCGCCGGACGCGTTCGCAGCTGCACAGGAGCAGCTGTCGCAGCTGGAGGCGGACCTTGAAGCTAAGGTCATCGACCCGGAGACGTTTGAGCAGGCAGCCGACGCGATCCGGTCTGGCTTTGAGGACGCACTCAAGACGGCTGAGAAGATCCGAGACCTGAACGAACAGTACGCCGAGCGTGCTGCCGAGATCGAAGCAGATCGGCTCGATGCTCTGTCGCAGGTTTCGCAGCAGCCCGTCCAAGCGACAGACGTACGCACGAGCGAGGGCGTGAGCGAGTTCCTGCGTCTGGCGACCGGCCGCGAAGATCCGGCGATTGCCGAGTATCGGAAACAGCTTGGCGAGCTTCAGAAGATTAAGGCTGAGATTGGCAAGCTCGGCGGCGTGGTCGACATCGTGGGAGCAGCGTAATGGCCGTACTGACCTACCGCGAGGTAATTCCGCGAACGTTCACGCACAAGTTTGGCGAGTCGCCGACGGCGGAGATTAAGTACCACTGCACGACGAATGGCGTAACGTCGACGCAGGAAGTGCTGAACGCCATCGGGATATTCCACGGTGCCAGCCATCCCGAGTACGGCTACCTGCTGTGCGTCGAAGGCGCGGTCAACGAACTCGACCCGTACCATGTCGAGGCCACGTATTCCTACGAGGTGCCAGCCATTGGCACTGAGGACAGCGACCCGAACCCGCTGGCCCGCGCAGACATCTGGTCATTCTCGACTGGCGGCGCCGCCGTCCCTGCCCTGGCGTACTACGAGGGCAGCGGAAACGGAAACGTGCGGCCGCTCATGAACAGTGCCTTTGACTTCTTCGAGGGTGCGATGACCGAGGAGGCGGAACTGCGGGCGACGATCTCAGGGAACCGCGCCGTGTTTCCTATCGGTGTCGCGGCCAGCGTTACAAACGCAGTGAACTCAGACGGGTATCTGGGCGCAGCGCCGTACCAATGGAAATGCCAGGGCATCAGCGGCCAGCAACAGGTCGAGGTAGTCAACGGCAGCGAACTCAAGTTCTGGGCCGTGTCGGTTGAGTTGGCGTTTCGGCAAAGCGGCTGGCGATTGATGCTGCCGGACGTTGGATACAACTACATCGAAGGCAGCCAGAAGAAACGGGCGTATGTCCTTGACGCTGAAAGCGGCGACAAACTCGCGTCTTCCAACCCGGTCGCGCTTAACTCCAACGGCTCGCTAAAAGGGCCTGGCGTCGCACCTGACATTCTCTACCGGCGCGTCCACTCCGAGGTGGCGTTTCAGCCGTTGTTCGGCACGCCACCTTTCTAAAAGCATTTCGACACACCGAGTAGGTTGACGTTATGACAGAGTTCCTCGCACTTCCTGGCACGCTCAATATCTCCCTCACGGTGGGCGATGAGTTCGGCATGCTTGCCGACCTGAGCATCGACACTACCGGGTTTACCTGGACGGCGATCGTCTACCAGGTCTCGACCAGCGTGTCGTTCTCCAACCCGTCAGGCGTCGCAACGCAGGGCGCCACAGCAGCCACGTTCGCCGTCACGACGGTCAACGCTGCGGCCGGGCAGCTAAACCTTTCGCTGACTGAGTTACAGACCTCGGCCTTGGCGTCGTCACAGACCTACCGCTGGTATCTGCGTGGCGTCTCGCCCGGCCTCGTCACCCGGACCTACCTATCTGGCACACTGCGAGCGTTCGCACCATGAGCATCAACGTCGTTGTCTCTAGCACCGCTGCGGGTGTGAGCGTGTCGGGCGGCACAGCCGTGTCGATCGAGGTCGGCGGCGGCATCGGCCCGGCTGGCTTTGTTGTCGCTCCTGGCACGGCAACCAACGCTTTCGGGACGTTTCAGTTGGCGGCGGGCGACGGCATCACGATTTCCACCAGTGCCTCGCAGTTCACGATTGCGAGCTACGGCACGGCGGCTGTCGCCAGCCTGGCTCCCGTGCAGTCGGTGGCCGGGCGTGTGGGTGCGGTGCAGCTGCAGGCCGCAGACGTAACGGCTGGCACATTCGCCATCGCACGTATTCCGACGATCTCATACACCGCCCTGGCCGACGTGCCGGCCACGTTCGCACCATCGGCCCACACGCACTCGACCAGCGACGTTGTGTCGTTCACGGCTGCGGCGGCGGCCGCTGCTCCGGTGCAGAGCGTGGCGGGCCGCCAGGGTGCGATCTCGCTGGCGGTGGCCGACGTTAGCGGATTGGCCGCAGTTGCCTCTAGCGGCTCGTATACGAGCCTGCAGAACGTGCCAGCTACCTTCGCACCTGCGGCCCATACGCACGGCACGGCGGACATCACCGGTATCTCGAGCTCGTTCGCGGCAGCCAGCCACACGCACGACGCCGCGGCGATTGGCAGCGGCGTGCTCGATCTCGCTCGCATCCCAACCATTGGCTACACGGCCCTCAGCGGCGTTCCTACGACGTTCGCGCCGCAGGCCCACACGCACAGCACGGCCGACGTGGTGGGCCTCACGGCAGCGTTCTCCCAGGTCGGCCACACGCACGACTACGCGGCGTCGATACACACGCACTCCACGGCCGACATCACTGGATACACCAGCCTGCCTGCCCAGGGCGGCAAGGCCGGGCCGCTGGTGACCGACGGCACGGCGGCCAGCTGGGCCAGCCGCTTCAGCATCGTCGACCCGGTGCTGGTCCAGGGTGCTGGCATGACGCTCAGCCGCGACACGGCGGCCGGGTCGATCACGGTGGCGTTTGCTGGCGGTACGTCCGGGATCGTGGTGAGCAGCGCCACGCCGCAGCCGCTGGGCACGGCGGCGGCGGGTACGAGCGGAGACGCGTCGCGGGCCGACCACGTGCATTTGATGCCCTCGGCGGCAGACGTTGGAGCTGCTCCCGCCAGCCACTCGCACGACTACGTGCAGGTGCTGAACGGACTGACGGGCACTGTGTCGATTACCGGCGGTGCGGGCGTTACCGTCAGCACCGCCAGCAGCTCGATCACGATTGCGGCGGCTGGAGGAAGTGGCGGCATTTCGTGGTCGTCTGTTCCCGTGAGCCCTTCAGCAGAAGGAGAAAACGGCAGCCTGTCCTACGACGGCTTCTATTTCTACGTGAAGTCACCTGCCGGCTGGCGTCGCGTGTCGATTTCTTCATGGACTCCGCTGGGTGTCCCAACGGGTGTAACCGCTACTCCCGGCAACGCTCAGGCTCAGGTTTCGTGGACTGCACCTTCTGAGACAGGCGGCTATGCGATCACGGACTACGTCGTGCAGTATTCGTCGAACAGCGGTTCGACCTGGACAACGTTCAGCGACAGCACGTCGGACGCGACTTCAGCGACCGTGACCGGGCTGACCAACGGCACGGCGTACATCTTTCGCGTAGCGGCAGTGAATGCCGTCGGTACGGGCGCGTACTCGACCGCATCGAGTAGCGTGACGCCCAGCAGCGGCGTGTTCCGGGCGATCCCTGCGATGACCGGCGACACGTCGCCGTCTGGCATCGCCGACCTAACATCGTCCACAAGAAACCCTGGCTTTGTCGAAAAGTGGACAGTATTCGCGCAGGGCGGCAATGTCTCTTGGGCCGTCCAGAACGTGAACCTGTGCGGTGGCAGCAGCGTTTTTGACGCGCCGCAGTATGCGTTCCCAGAAGGTCAGAAGTCTCTCATCAGCGGTTACACGGTTGGCGTCGGTGGAGGTAGCTACTGGGCTGGCGTGAACAACTGGACATTTGAAGGCAGCGACAACCTGTCTTCATGGACGGTGCTGCACACTGTTGCGGGCCAGACGTGGGGCGGCGCGTGGCAGACGACAAACTTTAGTCTCCCGTCGCCAGCTAATTATCGTGCCTATCGCTGGAAGTTCACTGGCGACAACAGCGGCGACTGTGGCTCGCGAAACTTCGCCGCTCTCCAACTCGTTCAGTAGTCCCACATGGCAAGAAAACCCGACGGCGCATCCGCTGGCACGCAGCGAGTGACGTTCACGAAGCCCGCAGCTGAGCGGATCGGCCGGGTCGTTCGCGAAGTGGAAGCCGGGAACCGCGACCTCGGGCCGCTGGAGTGGGGTCCTCGAGGTGTCGGGGCGGCGTCCAAGGTGTTCCGGGTCGGCACGTTCACGGGTGATTGGGCGATCAACGCCAGCAAGACGGTCACGTTCCGCAATGTGACGAGCACGCCGAATACGGCCAGCGTGATGAACCTCGTGTGCGGCCTGAGTCCGGCTGGGTCGTGTGATGTGTCGATCGCCAAAGACGGCACCTCGTGGTATCTCGTCCAGCCAAACCTGACACAGCAGCCCGGATATTCCGCGACCGGCACGCACGTGCTGACGATTCAGGGCGGCAACCTTCGTTGGCTGGGCACCACGGCCTGCACATGACACTCGCAACGCGAAACGGATCGCTGATCGTCAAGAATGGCCGGCTCGCAGAGAACTGCGGGTGCTGCGGGGAGGAATGGGAGTGCTGCCCGGACAAAGACTGCCAGTTGTCCGCTCTTACGACTGCCACAGTGACAATACAAGCATCGGACTATCTAGAGCACTTCACGAACAGCATGACGCCTCCGTCGGGCTTTAACTTTTTGCGAGTGTCCCGTGGTGTGAAAGGATCGTCTCATTCGGGAACGTGGACCGTTCCTATTACGCTGAACAACTACAGCTCTGTTGCTTTTTCAAATCAACCGCCTGGATGCAGTGGCGGGTTTTCTTTGTACGTTGATTCGTTCGGGGCCGATTTTCAAATGTTCTGGCCGATTATGATCAACATCGTGGATGCCGGAGTCGGAACATACAAGAGCCTTTCAGAGCTGAGATGTCCGACCGTCCCCAACAGCGCGAGTAACATCTGGCTTTCCTCTACTGGCTCTGTAAGGTTTAGTGCAGACTATCGTCTTTGCGAAGCGCCAAAGCCTCCTGACTTTATAGTTTACGGAGCCACAGCGATTCTTAGTGATGGCTCGTTCTCGGGAGAGTCTCCGCTGTACCCGTTTGCTTTTCAGGAAGGCATTTACGGGACGAAGGTTCCAGTTATGGAGACTGGTTCGCGGTCTTTTACCATTCGCATTTCTTTCAACTGATAGCACAAAATGCCGTGTCGCAAAAAAAGCAACGGTGTTAGCCAGTGGCCTTCCTCAGCAGTCATAGGACAGACCTACACCACCGAAGCCGACTGCCTGCAAGCATGTAAGGAGGGCGCGTGCTGCGAGGGCACTGCATGCACGGTCAAGCCGCAGTGCCAGTGCCAAGGGACGGGGAAGACGTTCAAGGGGGTGGGGACGACGTGCGGCGGCAGCGTTGGCTTTTGCTGCGGCCCTGGCACATGGAGCGCAAAAGACATCGTTTGGAGCGGCGGCTTCGCTTCGTTTCCATCTGCGCAATCGTTTCCTCAGTGCCGGTCATACAGCAGCGAGGCAGGCGCTCCAGTTACCACGCAATCAGCTTGCGAAGCGAGCGGCGGCATGTGGGTGACAACGCCGTGCGTGTCGTGCGCCGAGGTGAACGAAAAGACCGGGCTTGGCGGTTCACAGAAGTTCGTTTGCTATCCAGCACCAAATCCATTGCCATGATTACCTGCCACAGAATGTATCTTTCAGCCCGTTGCGTCGAGCGTGGCTACACGCTCGACGAGGTGCTGCCGTGCGTGGTCAGCCAGGACGGCGACGAGTGGACGATTGACGTGGAGCATCCGGCGTACCCACGCACGCCCAGGCCGGGCTACGAACCGCAGCCGTCACCACCACCACCCGACCTCGCCCGCACCGACGCTCCCTCGTTCCTCACCAAGGTGAAGAACTTCGCGTCCGCAACCGTCTCGCACGTCGCCGCCGGGATGCCGATGTGCAGCGACGAGGAGATCACCAGGCGGCACGACATCTGTCTGACGTGCGAGCACCTCAAGGACAACGCCTGCCAGTTGTGCGGGTGCCCGGTGTCGAGGGCGGCTGGGTATGTGTCGAAGCTGAGTTGGGCCGACCAATCCTGCCCGGCGGGCAAGTGGGGTCCGGTCGCTTGACGGCCCTGCCACGCTGGGTGCATGGGACGCGCCAAAGCCAAGCCACCAGCCGAGGCGGTAATCCTGCCGCCCGAGCTTGATGATGACGAGGATTGCGGCGGCGGCGGCATCCCTGATGAGGATGGCTGGATCCACGTACAGGAGCAACCGCGTGACGAAGAAAAGCCCAAGCGGCGTCGGCCTGCTCGACGCCGTTCGCAAGGAGATGGCTGAGGTGCGGCATGGACCGCCCTCGTGGTGGGAGCGAGTCGCACCGGAACACCTGGCCGAACTCAGTGCGATCAAGGCTGCGTGGCAGTCGGGCGAGCTTGGCACCCGCAAGAAGACGTTGGCCCGCACCATCAGCAACAACCTGCGTGCTCGTGGCATCTCTGACATAGGGACGCAAGGAGTTCTGACATGGCTCGACGTAGCCTGAGCGATGATGTCGCCAGCGACCTGGCCGCCGCGTCACAACTCGCCACCGATGCCGAGATCGCTAGGCTGCGGTCAGAGCTGGCCTCGTACCGAAATCGGTACAAGGCCGCCCTGTCGCAGATCGACCGGGAACGCGAGCGGGCCGACGCTATATCGTCGCTCCAAGGCGTGCAGCCGGTCGCCTTGACCAAGGTTGTCAAAGGCAAGAAGCGGGCCAAGCACTCGGCCACGGCGATCCTCATGCTGTCGGACGTGCACTGCGAAGAGCGCGTACTTCCCGAGACCGTCAACGGCGAAAACGACTACTCGCTCGACGTATGCCAGGCCCGGCTGGCCGAGCTCGAGGAGCGGTTTCTGGATTGCCTGCACCACGAACGCAACCAGGCCGACATCCGCCGCGTGCTCATCTGGTTGGGCGGCGACCACATCACGGGCCACATCCACCCGGATTGCGTCGAGGTGGCCCAGCTTTCGCCCATGAACGCCACGCGGTGGATCGCCGAGCGGCTGCGTGGACTCATCGACAACGTGGCTCAGCACGCCGACGAAGTTGTGGTCTGCACCAACGCAGGCAACCACGGCCGCAGCACCGAGAAGAACCGCGTTGCCACCGAGCTGGACCACTCCTGGGAACAGTTGATGTACTTCACGCTGGCCCGCGAGGAGAAAAACAAAAACGTGCAATGGAAGATCGCCGAGGGCCACCTGGGCTACGTCGACCTCGACGGGTTCCTGGTCCGCACGACCCATGGGCACTCCATCCGGTTCGCTGGTGGCGTCTACGGACTGGCCCTACCGGCCTCCAAGGCCATCGCCCGGTGGGATGCGGGACGCAAGGCGAATCTGACCATCTTTGGCCACTACCACTCGTTCGGCTGGCTGCGTGGTGCACGCTACGTGGCGAACGGGAGCGTGATTGGACACAGCCCATACGCTGAGCGGGTCGCCTCACCAGAGAGGCCATGCCAAGGCATGGCAATCATCGACCACGGCCGCAACGAGGTGACGCGTGCGTATCCACTGTTCTGCGACCGGGACCTGCGGACGCGTTGACGCATGGTTTACGACTTGAGCGAAGACTACATCGCCGAGGCTCGCAAGCGAGCGTATCGGTACCAAGGCCAGTGGACTGGCACAGCAGGATCACTGGCGGCCGATGTCGCCAGACTCATCATCGAAAGGAAACGCATGCAAGGGACAATCACGGACCTCGAGGAC